CCACCTGATACATCAGCCACAACAAAAGGAAGATCCTGGGCAATTGGAGTTTGCCACTTATACTCACCACGAGCATTATCTACTAAAATTGTGTTCTGACCACCAAAAGAAGCCATTTGATACAGGGGCATTTCTACTTTCTGTGTCATTGCCCAAATATCTACAGGACCCATATCCATAGGTTCCGCAGATCCTAACATTGCTGTCAGGTGATAGGAGTCAACATGAGAGCTAGCTTTATAACTAGTATCTCTCAAGAATATCCCATTATTTAAAACCGGAGTTGCCATAATTGATAAAAAATTAAAAAATTAAAAAAATGAAAAAATAAAAAAAATTAAAATCGTTTAAAAATATTCCTTGATCTAGGAATTTTTCTTCTTGTAGGTTCTTCAGCAGCACTTTCATTTGCAGAACTAGCACCAGAATTTCTTGAAGCTTGTGCCGTCTTCAACTTTCTTACTGTATCAGTAACTGCTTTCTGACTACCTTTCTCAATAAGTTTCTTTTTGTAACTATCTGGATCAGACAATAGCCAAAGGGCTTCGCTAATCAAACTATAGTTAGGTTCAACAAACTGATATTTCTCTAATAAGTGTCCTAAAAGATTTGTATTAGAACCATTGATGGATGGATAAGAAGACTTAACCAATCCATTAAATAACATTGCTTGAGTACGTTTGTCAACTTTAATGTCATTAACGCTTCCTTCTTTTAGTGTTTCGTACACATTATTTACATATTGCTCTGTTGCTTTTTCTTTTTGAGCTTTACGTACTTCTTGCTCTTTGATTCTTTTAGCAACAACTTGCTCTTGCATCTTGTCTAACTTTGGTTTAAACTTATTTGCTTGTTGCTCAAGTTTACCCAAGTCTTTCCAAGTTTCAATCTCTTCTTGAATTTCTTCTACAGTGCCATATCCAGTTGCAGAAAGATAATCAGTAATAATTCTTTCTTGACCTCTCTCACTTTTAGGATCAATCTCTCTAGTTTCTTCTACTTGTGCTAAAGCTGAAAATAAACCTTTCATGTCTTTACCACCATCTGCCACATACTTGGCAGCAACTTGCAATTCTCTAGGAAGACTTTGAAAAAACTTTTTAGGAGTTTGTTGTTTGATTTGATTTTCTCTTTCTTCTAAATTAGCTTGAATAAGCTCTTCCCAATCTTTTGCAGAATAATCTTCAAGTTGTTTATCATCATCAAAAGGAATAATCTTTTCATCTTTAATTAATTTATTAAAGACATCTGCCATTCCTGTAATTGGTTTTCTACCTCTTTTCTCTTTAACTACTTCTTCTTGCTGCTCAATTGTTTCATTAAAAATCTCATCAACCTCATCACTTGTTACTTTTGTTTCAATAACTTCCTCAGTTGTTTCTTCAGTAACTTCAGATGATTCAACAGTCTCAGTAGTATCTTCTACTACTTCTTCTGTTTGTTTTGTTTCTGGTGTCTCATATGCAAAAGACATATCAGGACCAGATACAGGTTTTGAAAAGATGTTTGGTTTTGACTGCTCTTCAGTAATAACATCAGCTCCAGTGGGTGCTCCACCAAAAATTTCGTCAATATTGACTGCTTCTTTTGTTATTGTTTGATCTGCAGTATTCATTTCATTATTCATACTAGTTGGTTTTAATAGTTAATTACAATAATAATATAAGAAAAATCAGATAATTAAACTTATATGATTTGATAAATTCAAATGATATTCAATAGTATATAGCTAAGAGTAAAAAAGTTTTTTATTCTTTTTCTTTTTCTTTACCAGAATCCTTACTATCATATCTATTTTTATTGACTCTAGCTATCTCAAGTTGTTTGTTTGCAACCTCTCTTTGAGATGCCATCTTTTGTCTTTGAAGATCAAGCTTTTGATTTTCTACTGAGTTTTTAACTGCTTGTTGCTCTCTCTTAAAACTCATCTGTTCACGATACTGTTCTGTTTGCTTTAGATCTTTTAAGCTATCTTGCAAATCTGATACTTGATTCTGATTAATATCTTGCATAGCCCCATAACCAGAAGCTTTAATTTCCGCAACCATAAGATCTTTTTGTCTTTCCTTTTGACTTTCTTCAGCTTCAAACTGCATCTTCATTTGATCTTCTTGAGCTTTAGCTTGTAACTGTTGCTGTTGCATTTGTTGTTGCTGTTGCATCTCTTGCTGGCGCATCATCATTTGCTTACCTTCTGTATCCTTAAGAATATCTGAAACTTCAGCAATTGAAGTAGCTTTTATAATATTACCAAGATCATATATACTAGCACCTGTTGTATTATTTGATAATGCCATTTGTTTTAACTGATCTAATATCTGTCTATGATTAGTTTTAGTTGTAGAGTATATATTAAAATCTCTTAATAATAAATCAGTGCCATTAATAGTAAAGTTAACTTTTTCAGCTTCTGATGATATATATTGAAGTCTTACACTTGGTTTAGTGCTATAGTAATACTGTGCAAGATCTGTACGCATCTGGTGCACTCTAGGCATTAAGTTATCAGAATGCTGTACAAAATACATTTCTGTTTGTGCATATGATGCATTCATTGCTTGAGTAACGCCTGTAGCTGTTTGTTGTGCAATAGCACCCCCTAGTCTTTGAGGATTAACCCCAATAGATTCAAAACACTGTTGTTTAAAATAGTTAGCTAACTGTATTCTAGACATTAGTCTACCAGTTTGCTCCATGTTTAATGTCTGATAATGATTAAAGTTTGTAGCATTTTCTGTATTAGTAATAGAAGTATCCAATGGTAACATCTGAAAATCTTTCATTGCTACATATGCTTTAGCATAGTTATTCTTACCCCAGTCTTCACCCATAGAATGGCGTGGTAATGCATTCTGATCAAACATAATAACAGTACCAAGCTCATCTACTAAAATGTCAGCTATCTGGTTATTAACCATGTTATAACCTACTTGATAAGGTTTCATTAAGTCAACAAGAGATGTTGATCTAGTATTTCTATCTGAAAAGACTCTACCTTCCATTGGTAATTTACAACCATAAAGTGTGTTATCACCTTTAAATTGAAATGGAACTCTTCCAGGTTTTGTTTTATTTATTCCAAGATAAATTGGGTTAATATTATCACCCATGTTAGATCTCCAGAATGCAGGTAAGTTTGGACCAATTTTAACACCACCCCATACTTCATTAATCCATATCCAATCTATATGCTCACCTTGAATTAAGGTGTCTTTAGTTTTATTTTTAACTATAGAAGTATCATATTTAGGTTTCATTGTAACCCTATATGACTCATCAATAATTTCTTGTGTTACTTCTCCTGTTTCAGATATCGCTGTTAAGTGACCTACTTTTCTTTGAGACTTCCAGTAAACAGTAGTAACACGCATCAACTCACCTTCACCCCATTGTTTAACATCTTCACCCTCATTAAGGATAGCACTAACAATATCCCCACCTCTAGCTGGATCATCAGAAAAATTACTTACAAACTGTCTATAAGCAAGACCCGGCATATTTGTATTCCACTCATGTGATCTAGATGGATCATAGTATGCACCATCATTTTGATAACCATTTACTTGATACTGTGCAGATTTAGCAGGATATATTTCTTGTAATGAATGTAACTGTGCTTCACTCATCAAATACCCATACTTGTCTATTACATCTGCCACAGTAAGTAAATCAACCTTACCAGCAAAATTAGAATCAGATATATATCTAGTATCTGGAGACTTTTGATAGAATGTTGTTACAGGATTCCACAGTTCTAACTCATAGTCATCCTCTAACATTCTAAAATGCCAAAACTCACGATCTGTGATAAGCATATCTCTAAACCCTCTTTCCTCAAGCTCTTGCATTTTAAACCTTTCTTCATCAACATTAAGTTGATGAGATGCCCATTCTTCTATAAGACTTCTATAATCTTTAGAAAAGAAGTCTTGAATCTCAGGTAAACTTTTTAGGTTTTCAGGATTTAATTGTTGTTTTAATTCTGGATCTGCAGGATCAGCACCCATGTCAATCATTTTTTGAATGAGCTGCGTCTGTGCATCTGCCAATAATGTTTTTTCAATCTCCTCTCTTTTTGATTCTAAAAACTCATTATATGATAAATCATCTACAGCTCTAAACTGAACCTTATGATATCTTTTAGAAAACTCACCAGAAAGAACATTAATTACATTTGGAACAATTGGATAAAACTTTAATTCTAATGCTGACTCATCCTCTTTGGTTAGAACATCCATTAAATCTTTGTATTCATTGTCTTCTTCAACAATGTAATCTCTTTTGTCAATAATACCTTTAGCAAGCTTATAGTTCTTTAAAAGCTTTCTAGCATTACGTCTTAGAAACTCTAATCCTTGTAATTCCAACCAGTCTAGATTCCATGCAGACCAATCATCATCTTTTTTCTTTTCAGGTAAAAACTGAATTGGTTGCGTTAAGCTAGATGTAGTAGGATATTTACCCTCTGCTTTAGCACCTTTCTTTAACTGTAGAGCGTTAACTACCCTCATTATCTTAAATTTTTAAATCCAGTTCTCTTCATCCTTTGTCCATTTATTGTGTTTTTACGCCCAATATTACGGAACGGACTATACTTTAATTTATGGAATTTTTTTGAATTATCCAATGAATTCTCATTCTTCTCTAGCCTTTTTGCATACCCACGGTTAGATTGTTGAATCTTTGCAAAAGCAACTAAAGCAGAAAAAGCAACTAAACGGTCAACATTTAAACCTGGATAATATGCTAACATTTCTTTAATTAACATTGGATCAGGTATTCTAGTAGCACCCTTTGTAGTAGATATAATATTACCTTCTATGTCTAACTCTTCATCTATATCTTCTCTAAGAAACTCAATAGCATAAGAAATTAAATGATTCTTAAATAGTGTACCTGTATTTTTCCAACCATATTCTTGGAATACAGATCTATTAGAACCCAAATCTTTCAGAAATAATATCTGCTGCTTTGGTACAAGATACTTTTGCTTGCGCTTACTAATCATATATTGAATAAATAATGAGATATTATTCTCCACTATTGTCCATGCATTATACCATTCTATAATTAGTTCTAATTGCTCATGCGTTTTATTAATATCATCATATCTACCGCACCATGCAGCAACTATCTTATCTTTTTCTATAAAGTGTTCTAGTCCATTTTCTGTTTCTCTACTTACTTCTACAGGATTCTTATATACAAAAATGCTACACAATGAATCTGATGTAGTTGTCTTACCTTCTGACACAGGGTCAATAGAAGCATAATATGTACCAAACTCTGGATTCTTTGTAGGACGCTCCCATACAACTAAAGCACCTGTTTTATCAACTTGCTTTTTATCTACAGGAAATTTAGATATTGGTAATTTATCTGTACGATTTGCAATAATACCTTTTTCATCTCTTTGTAGTTTAAGATGTTCATAAGAGTATTCTTTCTCTTCTATTGCTTTTAATTGTTTAGATAATACACCTTGAGGAAATATAGATTCTTTTCTGTAAGCAAATGCTTCAGCAATGTTAGTAGGCTTCTGAGATATTCTTAATTGATATTGTTCTGGATTAAGAGATACTTTCCAATCTGCTCTTTCTTTTCTAATAGCTTCTAATGCTTGTTCAACAAGAGAATTACCATAATCATCAATATAAGGAGGCATAGACCATTGCTCAGGAATAAATAATCCTGCTATGCCAATAGTACCATCCTTATCCATTAGATTAGTTTCTATAGCATATACATCATTTGCATCTGCGTTTAAGATCATCTCCTTTAAAGGTTCACATTGATCCAAGTCCCCCACTGATCCTGCTGCAATAAACATCCCCGTAGTTACCATACCAGATACCATTGCAGGTCTAATATATTCATATGTATCAGACATCTTAGGTGCAATCCCTGCTTCCTCATGAAAGAAGTATGTACACGGACCACCAACTCCAGTTGTTGCACTCTTCTCAAAAGATGCACCCTGTATCTTAGATTTAAGTCCTCTATATGTCTTACGGTTATTTATTTTAACCTCAATCTTCTGCTCCCATAAAAGAACCTTCTCAGGATTACATGGTCTATACCATGCAGTATGCTCGTTTAAAAAAGCTTTATACTCATCAAGAAACTTCCATGAACCTTTGTCATTGATATAATCTTTTAAAGAAGCTCCTATCTTACATATACTACCCTCCTCAAACCAATAGGTATTAAGAAGCTTTGCCATATGAAAGTATGAAGATGCAATCTGACGTTTCTTTAATATTGCTGAATGTTTGTAATGTAACTCTGCAAGTAATTCATATAGTGCCATATGGTATTGAGCATCTCTTACTTTGGCAAAACCAAACTTCTTTTCTTCCTTGTTAAAAATAGGCAAGAAGTTTAACCACATGTAATAATCTCTAGTAAGATACCATGTGATTCCTTGGTTGTGATATATTACACCATCACGACATTTATTCTTTTCAGTTTCCCAATAAGTTACAAAGTCTTTAGATCTAAAAGGTTTATCACAATAAAATCCATGCTCTTCAAAAAACCTAGCCTCTTTATTAAAGATGTAAGCAGTTTCATCAAAAGCATACTCCCCAGGCTCTTTGAACAAGGGGAGTAGAAAGTTTATAAAATCTTCACGAGTTTTAAACTCTGTGGTACGCCAGGTACCATTGTCATATGTGTGTATTGACTTATACATTTATGATTGCAAACACATCTTCAGCATTTAGAAGAAAGTGTTCTTCACCATCATGCATCATAACTGTTGGTTTAGCATAGTCAGCATATTGAATAACCTGTCCTGGTTCAATAAGCTCTACAGTATTACCAACAGCTACTACAATAGCTTTACACTCTTTCTTTCCCGTTCCCTCTGGAATTAGTATTGATGTTCCTGCAAAGTACTTTTCTGCTTCTTTCTTCTTTACTAGGATCTTTCTTCCTACCGGTGTAATTTTTTGATTTTTCATTTTTAATTGATTTAAAGTCATCCCAATATGGGAAAATATATTCACTATTCATAATTACAATTGATCATAAGCTAGCCCCTGCCCACCTCTTACAGAACTTTCTTGTTCCTGTCTCATATCTGTAAATGCACCTTTGTATGATGCTCTAATTTGTTCAAACTTTGCAGCAGCATTAACTAATGAGTTAATATTACCATCTCTCCCGTGCTCTATTGAAGTTGTTTCCATGTATCTAGCCAATCTATCCAGCATAGACTTAATGCCCTTATATGCCCTATATGTGGGTGTCTCATACATCTTCTTACATAGCTCTAATGCTCTTGCAATAATAGGATCTTCTATAGATTCTTCAAGTTGTACTTCTTCAATAATTATATCCTCCTTCTCATGCTCAGGTAAATTAAAGAAAGGGTTTAAATCTGGATTAGGACAACTTACATAAAATATATACTGATATATTGATAAATAAGTATCTGGATACTCATCCATAACTGCCTTGAGAAACTTTAGTGTATAACAGTGTTCTGTTGGTACAACTTTATTATTCTGTATATCAAATAGTCTTACAATCATCTGTTTACTAATTCTTTGAACTCATCATAACTCATATCTACAATAAAAGGTCCCATTGCACCTATAATAGTAACTAATGTATGTTGTTCATGTTTATAATAAGATACAATAGCATCTGGTTTAAATGAAGCCACTGATGGTTTAAGTTGAGTTAATCCACTTTCATCTTGCACTTCTAATTTTATTTTTACTTCTATATACATCATTTGTTATCTTTTAACCACATTATTAATGTTCTTACCTCATCTTTAAGATATGGTAAATCATATATTTTAATATCTTCCACAACAGGTTCTCCATTTATATGTTCATTAATTGGATACCCATTTGTATCAGTACCCAATTGTTTAAACTTTACATGTTGAATAGTTAACTTTCCTATCTTTAGTTTAGGGTTGTGCTTTTTAATAATATACGCATAAATACTGAGTTGTAAATTATAATGATTTAAATTACAATCATCAAGGTGTATAACAGGAGCAAACATTTTAGATGTTATACCCTCCCAGTTTGTAAACCCTTTCTCACGTATTTCTTTATTAGTCTTATAATCATTGATATTTATGTGTCCATTTACTATTTCAACTAAATCTGCTTGTCCGCATAAACCTACAGACTTTAAATACACCATATGTTCAGGATATACACCTTCATCAAGTTTTTGATTTGATGCTATTTTAATCCCATCATTATCAATAATTGGTTTAATAATAGGTACTTCAACACCCTCACGTTGAATTGTTTTAAGACCAAGTATATCTGACTCACGTTGATTATGATACCAGTTGCCAAGTTTAATAGCTCTTTGTGTTTCATTATCCCATGCTTCCATTATT